ATCGCTTTTTCATGAAGCCTAAACTCCCAGTTTGGCCGGCTGACCGTGTCGAGCGCCGGCCGACCGCCGGTCTCATCCCCTACGCTCGGAACGCGCGGACGCATAGCGAATCCCAGATCGCGGCGATCGCCGCGTCGATCCGCGAATGGGGCTGGACAATGCCGCTCCTGATCGACGTCAAAGGTACACTTATCGCCGGACACGGCCGCGTTCTCGCCGCCGAGCTGCTGAAGCTCCCCGAAGTTCCGGTTATGGTCGCGAAGGGTTGGAGCGACGCAAAAATCCGCGCCTACCGGCTCGCCGACAACAAGCTCGCGCTTCTCTCCGGCTGGGACGACGAGATGCTCGGCCTCGAACTTGCGGACCTCCGCGACTTTGGTGTCGATCTCGCGCTTACGGGTTTTGCTCCGGCGGACATCGAGAGCTTGATCGCCGGCCAGCAGCCGCCGGACGGCTTCACCTCATACGACGAGACGATCGAGACCGAACACGAATGCCCGAAGTGTCATTTCAAGTGGAGCGGAACTGTAAGTGTCAAACGCGAAGCCGCCTAAGCCGGCTTATGCGATTCCTTCGATGCGCGAGATCAAGCGCCGGCCGCTCGTCGGTGTTCGTGTCGTTTCGCTCTTCTCCGGCTGCGGCGGATCGAGCCTCGGCTACCGCATGGCCGGCTGTAGGGTCGTTTGGGCGAACGAATTTATTCCCGCGGCGCGTGACAGCTACCGGACCAATTTCCCGCAAACGACGATCGACCCGCGCGACATCCGCGAGATCGCCGGAGCCGACATCCTCAAGGCGACCGGCCTCGAGGTCGGCGATCTTGACATTCTCGACGGCTCGCCGCCCTGCGCCTCGTTCTCGACCGCCGGCAAGCGGTCGCGCGATTGGGGCAAGGTCAAGCCTTACAGCGACACCAAGCAGCGGACCGACGACCTCTTTCTCGAATACGCTCGGCTCGTCCGCGAGCTGCGGCCGAAGCGCTTCATCGCCGAGAACGTCTCCGGTCTCGTCCGCGGCGTCGGCAAGGGTTGGTTCCTCGACATCCTCGCCGAGCTCAGATCGGCCGGCTACCGCGTCGGCGTCCAGCTCCTCGACGCGCAATGGCTCGGCGTCCCGCAGGCGCGGCAGCGGCTTTTCTTTGTCGGCGTCCGATCCGATCTTGACGCCGCGCCCGCCTTCCCAAGGCCGCTCCCCTACCGCTACAGCGTCCGCGACGCGCTACCGTGGATCGACCGCGTCGAACATGCCAACGGCTGGAACGGCCACGCCATGCAACCGGCCGGCAAGCCGGCGAAGACGGTCATGGTCGAGCCGGAAGCCGATATGACCGGCTACGCGGTCGGCGACGAGCTGGCGAAGCTAGCACCAGGTGATCAGTCCGCTCGCTACTTTCAGCTTGTCCGCGCGCCGCTCAACGCTCCGTCGCCGACGATCACCGTCGAAGGCAAGAAGGCGCACGCCGCGTCGGTCGCGCATCCGATCGAGCGGCGGAAGTTCTCGATCGCCGAGCTTCGCCGAATCTGCGGCTTCCCCGACGACTTCGTTCTAACGGGAACATATCAGCAGCAATGGGAGCGGCTCGGCCGCGCGGTCCCGCCGCCGATGATGGCGGCACTCGTCGCCGCTAATCTCGCGATCGACGGGAAGGCGTCTAGGACAGGCCGTAGCAGGGCGAAGCTTCTCCCGGCTACGGTCGTAGCCAGCGGACCCGTTCCCCCTGCTCTCGTGGCTCCCGCCGCGCCGCCGGAGCCGGCCGCGGCATGATCCCGACCGGCCGCGCACAAAAAAAGAGCCGGCGCGATGCCGGCTCAAGGGAGGAGCTTACTAGGCTAGAGCTTGTGATACGCCATGACCAGCGGGAGAGCCGGTCTCATACCGACCTCGACGGACCATGTCGTGCAACAGGCCGTCCAAGTCCCGAGAGCAACCGGGACGCCGATCGCCAGTACGCGGAAGAACGCGCGGAGAAAGTGTCCCATTTATTTGCCCTCCGCGCGGAAGTAACGGGTCCGGCCGGCGTCCTTCTCCTTGCGGACCTCGAAGTCCGCGGCCTTGATCGCGCGGCCGATCGTTGCGCCGGCCTTCTTCCAGCCGCCGAGCGCCTCGCAAACCTCGCGCTCGGTCACGCCCTCCGGCCGCGAGATCAGCGCCCAGATGCGCTCCTTGACGGTCGCCGGCTTCTCGGCCTTCGCCTCGGCCTTGCGCGCGGCCTTGAGGCCGTCCGCGAGTTCGCCGTTGACCGGCTCGGCCGCGGCCTTGCGAGCGCGCGTCTCCGCGGCGTTCTTGCCGGCGGCTTTGGCGGCGGGCGATCCCTTGGCGGGATGGTTCATCTTGCGCGCCTTCGCGGCCGGCGGCGGCTCGACTATGGCCGGCTCCGGCGCGGTAATGTCCGCGGTCAAGACCCAAGACGACGACGGATCGTTGTTGTCCGTCCGCGCCTTCTTGAGGCCGAGCAGGAAGGAATATTCCGCGACGTCGATCTTGACCGCCGGATTCGGTCCCGGCTTCGAGGAGAAGCCGACGCCGTAGTTCGGATCGTCGTTGATCGAAACGTAGCTGCTGCGGGTCGACGCGCGGATATAGGTCCGGTCGCCGATTTCGCCTTTGTAGAAAGTCTTGTTAGCCATTTGGTCCTTAGTCCTTTTTCATGCAGGCACAATGCCCGCGCCGTTCATTTGGACTGCAAGCCACTGTTGTTCCAGGGAAAAACAGGTGCCCGATAGCGGCTTTGCAATTCCGCAGGTTTGGACCTTCGCCGATCGCGGCGTCGCCGCCGGCTTCGAGAGCCATGTCCGCGAGCAGCTCCCCTGGTACGATCTCGCGACGAACGCCGTCGCCCATGTCGCGCGGCATTATCTCGGCGAGCGCGGGACGGTTTACGATCTCGGCGCGGCGACCGGCAATATCGGCCGCGCCCTCGCACCGACGCTCAGCGCGCGTTTTGGCAAGCTGATCCCGGTCGAGGCGTCGCGCGAAATGGCCGACGCCTATACGGGGCCGCACCCCAAGAACCTCATGTTAACGCGCGCCGAAGAGATCGACGTCTTCGAGTCGTTCGACGTCGCGATCCTCTTCCTCACCTTGATGTTCATTCCGCCGCGCTTCCGGCTCCGGTTGCTGCGCCGGCTGCGCGCCGCGTCCGATTCCGGCGGCGCGATCATCATCTTTGACAAGCTCGAAGCGGCGAGCGGCTATGCCGCGACCGTTCTCTGGCGGCTGACGCTCGCCGGCAAGGTCGCGAGCGGCGTCCCGGCCGACGAGATCGTCGCCAAGGAGCTGTCGTTGATGGGCGTCCAGCGACCGGTTAATCCGGCGATGCTCGCCGAGTTCGGCGCGATCGAGTTTTTCCGCTTTGGCGAATTCGCCGGCTGGCTGATCGAGACATGATCGGCAACCGCGGCGGACGACCGGCGAAGCCGACTTCGCTCCACAAGCTCCACAACACCGAGCGCGCGCGGACCCGCAAGCAGCGGACCTTCGAGCCGGTCGCCGAAGGCGATCTCGACGCGCCGCCGCCGTGGCTCAACAAGAGCCAGCGCGAAGGCTGGCAATACGCGCTCGAACACGCGCCGCGCCATTTGCTCAAGATGATCGACCGCGGCGCGCTGACGCTCTGGGTCATCGCCGAAGACAATCTCCGGCTCGCGACGGTGACACAAAACGTTCTCAACGAGCGCAGCCGCGACCTCCCGATGCTGGTCAAGTCGCCGCTCGGGATGAATACCTCGCCTTACATCGACATCGTCGACCGCTGCGCAAAGATCATGTTCCGCGCGATCGCCGAACTCGGCTTCTCGCCGTCCGCGCGACCGCGGCTAAAGCTCGACGCCGCCGATGCGCCGACGCCGGAAAACCCCTGGGCCCAGTTCAAGGTCGTCACCGGTGGCCGCAACTAGCTTTGTCCGCGACGCGGTCAAGTATGCGCAAGCTTGTGTCGGGAAGCGGCAGGCTGTCAGCCATCACGCGCAGCTCGCCTGCAAGCGGTTTCTCGACGATCTCGAAACCGGCGGCTACTGGGAGTTCCGCGAGGATCTCGCCGAGAAGGCGATGATCTTTGCCTCGATGCTCCCCAACATCAAAGGGCCGGACGCCGGCCGCGATATCGAGCTGATGGATTGGCAACGCTTTGTCTTTGCCAACGTCTTCGGCTTTGTCGAGCGCGGGACGACGACCCGGCGCTTCCGCCAAGCCGCGATCTTTGTCCCGAAGGGCAACGGCAAGACGACGATCGCCGCGCCGGTCGCGCTCTACGTCACCTTTGGCGAAGGCGAAGGCGGCGCGGAAGGCTACGCCGCGGCAGTAACCCGCGATCAGGCGAGAATCCTTTTCGACACCGCGCAGCACATGTCCCGGCGCTCCGAAGGGATGCGCCGCGAGCTTGGGATCGCGGTTCAGGTCAATGCGATCTACCAGCAAGCGACGGCGTCTCGCTTTATCCCGATATCGTCCGACGCGAAGGCATTGGACGGCCTCAACGTCGCGATCGCGGTCTGCGACGAGATCGGCTCCCACCGCACTAGCGAGGTTTACGATGCGCTTATCACCGCCATGGGCAAGCGGCGGCAGCCGCTCCTTCTCGCGATCTCTACCGCGACCGGCAACAACGCCGGGATTGGTAAGACGCTCTGGGACTACGGGCTGCGGATTTTGTCAAAGAGTCAGGAAGATGATCGGTTTTTCGCCGCGATCTACTCCATCGACGACGAGGACGACCCCTGGGACGAGGCGACCTGGGTAAAGGCGAACCCCGGTTGGGGCCGCTCGGTTCAGCCGGACGCGATCCGCGCGATCATGCGTCAGGCGCGCAACAACCCCGCCCAAGAGGCGGCAGCGCGGACGCGCCACTTGAACGTCTGGATCGGCGCGGACGAGGCGCTTTTCTCGATGCGGTCGTGGATCGCTTGCGGCGACCGTAGCCTGCAGCTCGATGACTTTATGGGCCGGCGCTGCCACATGGCGCTCGATCTGGCGTCGAAGACCGATCTCGCCTCGGTCGCGATCGTCTTTCCGGAGTATCGCGACAGCGAACTGACCTATTCGGTCTTTACCCGCAACTACACCAACGAAGGCGCGGTGATGGAGGCGCGCAACGCGTCCTATCCCGGCTGGGCCGCGGACGGCGAGCTAATCATTACGCCGGGAGACGAGACCGACTATGCGACGATCGAGGCCGATATTCTCGATCTCTGCCGGCGGTTCCGTGTCGAGTCGCTCGGCTACGATCCCTGGGGTTCGACGCAAATGGCGCAGCGGCTCCAAGGCGAGCGGGTCAACTGCGTCGAGTTCCGCGCGACGACCGCGAACTTTAGCGAAGCGACAAAGGAACTCGACGCCGCGATGCGGAGCGGACGCGTCCGCCACGACGGGAATGGTGTACTCACCTGGTGCATCGGAAATGTCGTCGGTCATTACGACGCGCGCTCGAATGTGTATCCGCGCAAGGCGCGGCCGGAGAACAAGATCGACGCGGCGACCGCGACGATTATGGCGATCGCCCGCTGCATGACCGAGCCGGGACCATCGGTCTATCAGACGCGGGGGTTGCTGACGATCTGATGGGCCTCTGGTCCTGGCTGTCGGGACAGCCATCATTACCGGGTCCAAGGATCGAGCCGGCGATCGTTGCGTCTACGGGTGCGCCAGCCGTAAAGCAGCCAGGGGATATTGTCGGCTCGCTCAACTCGATGGCGTTTCCGCAACCGCTGCTCTACGCGGCGCTGGGCGGCTACGCCTCCAATACCGGCGTCCCGGTTACGCCCTTCACGGCATTACAGAGCGCGGCCGTATATGGCTGCACGAAGTGTATCTCGGAGGATATTGCCGGCCTCCCGCTCCAGATCCGGCGGCGGACACCCGGCGGCGGTTGGGCGATCGACACCAACCATCCGCTCAACGCGCTTTTTCGGAAGCCGAACCGCTGGATGAGCGCGTGGCAATTCTGGAGCTATGCGCTGACCGCCTATTGCCTGCGCGGCAATAGCTACATCGTCATCAACCGCGACGTTACCGGCGCGCCGGCCGAGCTGATCCCGGTAACGCCGGACCGGGTGACGGTGAAGCTCTCGGCGATCGACGGGATGCCCTGGTATCTCGTCAACGCGCGGCAGATCGGGATCGGCGTATGGGTCCCGCCAGAAGACATGCTGCACATGCGAAATATGTCGGTCGACGGCTATCTCGGCCTGTCGCCGATCGCCTGCGCCCAGGACGTCGTCGGTCTCGCGCTCGCGACGCAGCAGCACGGCGCGGTCCTCTTCCGCCAGGGTGGTCAGATCGGCGGCGTCTTGAAGCATCCCGGCCGGCTTAGCAAAGAAGCCTCGGACAATATCGCCGAATCGTGGCGCGACACTCACGGCGGCGTCCAGAACGCGCACAAGGTCGCAATTCTCGAAGAGGGAATGTCGTTCGATAAGATCGCGATCACCAACGAAGACGCGCAGTTCCTCCAGACGCGGCAATTTCAGGTTCTCGATATCTGCCGGATTTACCGCGTCCCGCCGCACAAGCTCGCGGACTACGGACGCGCCACGTTTAATAACATCGAGCAACAGCAGCAGTCGTACATGGACGACGCGCTCGGGCCGTGTACCTCGCAGCTCGAAGGCGTCATGGACGACCAACTGCTATTCGACGACGAGCGCGAAGTTTACGCGACGCACTTCGACTACACCGGCTTGCTCCGCGGCGACACGATCCGCCGCTATCAGAGCTATGCGATCGGTCTCACCAACGGCTTCTTGAACGCCAACGAGGTCCGCGCGCTCGAAGGCATGAATCCGATACCGGACGGCGAGCAGTACCGCGTTCCGCTCAATACCGGCGACGCCAGCGGCGATACGCCAAGCGGTGCCGCGCTCCCGAAGCCGCCGGGTCTCAACGAGAACGAAGGCGGCGACGAAGGGGAAGGTGCATGAAACGGTTTGCACACGTGAAACAATGTTCAAAATGCCAAGCGAGACCGCGCCGTAAGACCCACTACTATTGCGCCGAATGCCACGCCGCCTATCAGCGGGAATGGCGAAAGACGCATCCCCACGCCTTTACTCGAAGGCCTGAGATCGAGCAGGCGGCGCAGTTATGAACTTCGTCGACTCCTACGGCTTCAAATCGCTCCACGTCAAACAATCGCCGACCGGCGGCTGGATACGCCAGAAGCAACCGGGCATCGCGGCCGGAATCCGCAAGCTCGCGTCGGAGACCGTTCTCCCGATCGGCGACCGGACGCTACACTTTACGATCTCGACGGATTCGGTCGATCGCGATCAGGACTCGATCAGCGTCGCCGGCTGGCAGCTCGAAAACTTTCTCCGCAATCCCGTCGTCTTGTGGAGTCACCGCGCCGAAGAGCTGCCGATCGGGAAGGCGGTCGATATCGGCCGCGACGAGAACCGGCTTCACGCCGCGGTGAAGTTTCTCCCCGGCGGCTACGGCGCGGCGTCCGATCTCGCCGACGTCGTCTATCGCATGGCGGCGGACGGCTATCTCGCGGCGACTAGCGTCGGCTTCCGGCCGGTCTCCTGGGACTTTACCGACGACGAGACGCGCGGCGCGTCGGATTGGTTCCCCGGTATCGACTTCCACGAACAGGAACTCGTCGAATTATCGCTCTGCACCGTGCCGAGCAATCCGGACGCGCTGATCGACGGCGCGATCCCGATCCAGCCGGGAGGCGGGAGCCAGGATAGCGCGCCGGTCATCTCGCCGGCTCCGGTTCAGTTGATCACCTACGACCAGTATCGGCGTCGCGCTCGCGCCGCGCTCTTGGGCGTGTTTTGAGGAGGGACGAACGATGAAGCAGTTCCGCGACAAGCTCCATGAGTTGCAGCGCAAGCGGGCACTAAAGCGCGCTGAACTTTCCGAGTGGATGGCAAAGCAGGACGAAGGCGACGAGCCGACAGGGGACGACGAGAAGAACCGCTTCGACCAGATCATGGCCGAGCTTCAGGAACTCGAAGACCGCATCGGACGGTGCGAAACGGCGATCTCCGGCTCGGCTCCGGATGAGGAAGAAGAGGAAGGCAGCAAGGCCGAAGACAATGGCGACAACGACGACGAAGACGAGGACGACGACGATGAAGACAAGCGGTTCCGTCGCGGCAAGGGCATGGCGTCCGTGACCGCGCTCGTCGGCAAAGGCGGCGCTCGCGTCTGGGCGCGGCCGAAGGGCAACGGGATCGTCCCGGCCAACGGCAAGGGGTTCCGTGTCGCCCGCTTTATGATCGGTCTCGTTCACATGAAGTGGTCCGGCCGCGAAAAGGCGATCGAGTTCATGGATAACAGGTTCCATGACGATCGTGTCACCCGCGCGCTGAATTATAGCGTCGTCGCCGAAGGCGGCGCTTTGATCCCGCAAGATTTCATGGCGGAAATGATCGAGCTGCTAAGGGCAAATGTCGTCGTCCGCGCCGCCGGTCCGATGACTGTCCAGATGCCGATGGGCAATTTGACGATCCCGCGCCTCGCCGCCGGTTCGACCGCGCTCTATCAAGGCGAGCTTGACGACATCTCGGTGACTGAAGAGCAGTTCGACGATCTCGATCTCTCGGCAAAAAAGCTGACGGCGTTGGTCCCGGTCTCGAATGACTTGATCCGGCGCGCGCCGATCGGCGTCGAGGCGATCGTCCGCGACGACCTGATCCAGGGGATCGCGCGCAAGGAGGACGTCCAGTTTCTCCGCGCGGACGGCACCAACAAGGGGCCGGTCGGCTGGCGCTCGCTGGTCTTGCCGGCGAATCTCTTGGTCATCCCGGCGCTCGGCGCGACGCCGCCGGCCGGGGCCGACCTCGACGCCGTTGTCGCCGCGCTCGCGTCGATGAAGCTGCTGCTGGTCAACGGCATGTCGCGGATGATCCGCCCGACGTGGTTTATGGCTCCGACGCTGCTCGAATACATTCGGACGCGGAGAGACTCCGTCGGCGGCTTCTACTACAAGGACGAGATCGCCGCCGGGACCCTCGACGGGTACCCGTATTTTGTCAGTCAGCAGATTCCGACCAATCTCGGGACCGGCAACGGTAGCGAAATCTATCTCGTCGACATGGCCGATACGATCATCGGCGACACGCTGAATGTCATGGTCGACGCCTCGGACGTCGCCGCCTACTACGGGACGGACGGAAAGGTGATCTCGACCTTTCAGCGTGACCAGAGCTTGTTCCGTGTCATTACCGAGCATGATTTTAACATGCGCCACCTACAGAGCTTGGCGGTCGGGACAACGACGGATTGGATGTTCGCCGGTCTGCCGGGTGTGCCGGGTGCGGCGTGGTCGACGCAAGCGCTCAACCCGCACTGGGCGCAAGCTCCGGCGGCATGGCCGGCTTCGGCGACGACGCACGATCCCGCGCCGACGATTTACAATCCGGCGACGGTCGGTTCGAGCATGTTCGCCGGCACCTTGACGGCGAACCCCGGCGGCGGTCCGTATCCGCTGACACCGGGCGGACCGATTCCGACCGAGGGACAGGCCGACGCGCCGCCGGCCGG